TCCACACTTCCTTGCCGGGCCGGCGGTACACCTCCCGCGGGTCGACGCCGCGCGCCGCCGCCCCGATGACGCTGTCCGGGTTGACGCCAGCGGGACGCACCCGCTGGCCGCGCACCGCCGACGCCAGCCGCGCCTGGAAGGCCTGCTCGAGCTCGGCAGCCTGACGCTGCCCGCCGGTAACCATCGCGGCGGCCTGCCGCGCAAACCGATCGACCCGCTCTTCGCGGTAGTCCTCCAGCGAGTCCCACAGCCGGCCGACCCGGTCGGCGAGCTGGCGGCGGACCTCCCGCCGGGCGGTGTCGTGGCCCCGCACGATCCGCCTGACCTCAGCCGGATCCACCCTCGCTTCCTTCCTCCGGGCCCGGCTCAGGCGGCGCCTGCCCGCCGAGCAGTTCGGCCGCGGCCAACTGGTCGGCGGCCCGCTCGGCCTCCATCTCGTTGATGCGCGTGCGAGAGAACTCCCAGATGAGTTCCATGCGGTGACGCCACGGGATGTCCTGGGCCTGCGACGCGGCGTTGGCGCGCTCGGCGAGGCTGCGCCGCGCCGACGACCGCCACAACACCTCCATGCTCGACCGGGCAGCCCGCTCATCGTCGCCGGCGACGAGAAACGCCAGACTCATGACGTCCTTCCACGCCTCGGAGAACCTCACGATGCGGTCGTCGGCCTTGAACTCCAGCCCCTCGCGTTGGAACGCCGCCCCCTCCGCGCTCTGGTTCGCCGCGTCAGGCATCAGGTGGCCCAGCGGCGTGCGCGTGACCGCAGCGAGCTCCTTCACGTCGTCGCGGACGCTGGTCAAAATCGGCGTAAGGTCGCCCTGGGACGACTCCCAGAACTCGACGCCCTCGGGCACCTGCCACAACGCACCCGGGTCGAGAGTGAACACGTCGCTCCAGTCAATCTCGTTGCCGGCCTCGTCGCGCGCCGGCAACCCCTTGATCGCGCGCTGGCGGAACGCCTGCGACGTGGCGATCACCAGCCGCTGCAAAATCATGTGGTTGATTCGGTCGAGCAGATCGACGTGCGGCTCGAACTCCGCGATGCCACGCCGGTTGCGGAACCGCACCACCGGCACCTGCTCGTGGGGGAGCTCGCCCGACGCGTCGTCGTCCCACGCCCACGAGCGCGGGTCGAACCGGACCCGCTGAGTGGCGCTGCGCCGCGGGCGGAACGCCACCCGCACCCGGCCAGGCCGGTACAAGAAGGCGAGGTCTACGCCCTCGTCGGGGTCGTGGAACAGCTTCGCGGCGGCACGGACACGGCGATGCTGCACCGGATCGTGGGCAGTGATCACCTGCCGCGGGTCCTCGGCAGTGATCAGCGGCTCGCCCTCGTCGTCGCGGCCGACGATCACGTAGCCGTCGCCCATCGACAACGCGTGCTCATGGACGTCGGCCGCCTCGACGTCCATCACGTTGGACGTCCAGATCTGCTGGGCCCGCTCGTCAGCGTCGACGTCGCCGGCGGCCGCGGTCTGAAACGACGCGACCTGCAAACGCTCACGCAAGCTCTCGACGACGAGCTCGGTGTAGTTCGACCGCGACTTCTTGACGAACGCCCGGTAGGCCTCGGCCATGTGCTCCATGCCGGTCGGCAATGGCGGCCGGCCCTCGTAGCGGTCGTTGAGCGCTACCAGCCGCGTCTGCCGCGCAGCCAGCTGTTTGGTGAGCCGGTCTAACCACCAGCCGTCCGAGTCGCGCTCGGCCACGTCGATCGGCATAGCCAGCCACCTATCGCAACCGCTTCACCGTCGTCGACCGTGGCGGCTTCGGCGGCGACCACCCGCGGCAGTCGAGTTCGTAGGACGCCAACGTCGACGCGACCAACGGCGAGATGTCAGAGCTCGTGTCGCGCCGATGCCACACCCATGCGTCGCCGTGCTTGCGTCGACGTCCCGCATCCACGGCCACGGCCAGCTGCGGCTGGAACGGGTGCACAAGCGACCCCCCCATGACCCGCTCGTAAAACGCGCCGCACGCAGCCGCCATCCGCCGGCCCGACACCAAATCGAGGATCTCGACGTCGACGCTGAACTCGGCCAACTCCCTGCGCAGCTTCTCCAGCAGCGACCCGGCCGGGCCGGACGGGTCCAACGCGAGCCCGCACGGCCCCCAGCTCGCGGCGAGCTCCGCCATTCGACGCGACGCCCAACTCGTGCCCTCGTCGTGCTCGACGAGCTCCACATGGACGCCACCGATCGAGCTTGGCGCAGCCACCGAGATCGACGTCGCGTCCTGCTCCGGCGGCACGTCCAACGCGAACGCCACCGAACCGTGCGGTCGCGAGTTCTCGTTGCCGAGCCCGTGCCACACATCCGGCGGGATGATCGCCTGGCGACGCTGAGGATCCCAGATCGACAGACGTTCTCTCGCGAACGCCTCATCCGACAGCGTCGAGCGTTCGTCCTCGACGAACTCCTCACCGATCCGATGCGGCATCGCAGGGTTCGCCGCCTGCCACGCCTCCCGGTCGTCGAGGTCGACCTCACCGTCGTCGCCGCCAGCGCCCCACTCGAGATAGGACAGCCGCTTGTCGCCAACACGCCCACGATCTCGGATGCGCCGCAACACCACCGCCGCCGGCCCGCCCGCAGTCGACGTGTACCAAATCTGCGGATCCGGGCGGGCAGCCAACGTCGAAAACAAGGCGGCCAACTGCTCGTCAGTGAGCGCGTAGGCCTCGTCGAAGATGATGCAGTCGCCGGTGAACCCGCGGCCCGAACCGCCGGTGCGCGCCAGAAAAATCAGCCGCTGGCCAGAATGCAGCTCGATCGACTTCTCGTCGTTGCCGTACCGGACCTTGCGGACCTGCGGATGCTCCTCCGGCAGCAGCTGGCGACACCTCAAAAACGCCTCGTTGGCGGTCTTGAACTCGTGGGCGGTCCAGGTGATGAGCTCCTCGCCGGCCACCAACAAACCGTGCAGCGCGCGAGCCTCAAGAATCGAACCCTTACCGGACTGGCGCGGCACCACCAGACCGCACTCGCGTGACGCCCACCGCCAGCCCTCGCTCGTCCGCCGGCGGCCCAACGACCGGTCGAGGCAGTAGGCCTCCCAGCCGTCAAGCTCAAGACCGTGGTCGCTGGCGAGCTCAGCAGCCAGCGGCCCATCAGTGTGCTCGACCTCCGGCGCCGTGTCGACCAGCGGCGAAACCGGCAGCGTCGCCGTCGTCACGCCGACGCCGCCTCCCGCTCCCGCCGACGCCGCGCCAACTCGTCAGCCTTCGACAGCTGAACCGACCCACCACCCTCCAGGTCCTCTACCTCCTCCAACACCATCTGCAACCGTCGAGACAACGCCGCCAAATCACGCGCCGGCGGACCAGCGTCAATCGCCTCCGACAACGTCTGCCTCAAATGCCGCAACGTCGACAAACGATCGCCCGTCGACGCAACCGCCGACAACGAATCGTCATCGACAAACTCCTGATGCGCCCCACACCGATCGCTGTCCTCAACAGCCCACCGCTTGCACTGCCGCCCAGTACTCTGCGCCGTCGCCACACACTGCATCGCCACACCTAACGCCCTTGACGGGCCGTGCGGAAAATCGCCTCGGCCGGATAAGCGGAGATGCCCCTCGTTCGGTCTGCGTGTTCCCCACGGGACGGGGTTGCCCCCGTGGGGGTGTTACCAGTTGCGGGTGGTGGCGAGCTGGCGGTGGCGGCGGTGGCGTTGTTGGGCGCGGCGGTGGGCGGCGTGTTGGTGGCTGCCGCGGGTGCTGTTGCACTTCAGGTGGGCGGCGCGGCAGTTGGTGCGGTCGAGCAGCCTGTCGGGGTGGTGGGACAGCGGCTCGACGTGGTCGAGTGACCACGACATGGGGTGTGGCCAGCTCAGGTCGTCTGGTATGGGGTCGCCGCAGATCCAGCAGACTTGTTCTTCGCGGCGGACTTGGTCGCGTAGGCGGCGGTAGCGGCTGCCGGCTCGTCCTTTACTTGCCACGGCGCCGGTTGCGGGCGTCGTGACGAGCGCGGCTTTTGGCGTCACGTCGGCTGGAGTCGTTGCCGGGCGTGTAGGCGTGCGTGTTTCCGGTCCGCTTGTTTTTGTAGGCGGGTTTTCCTTGCTTGGTGGTGCGTTTTATCTCGCGTTTCATCGTGTGGCCTTTCTGTTTATGCGTCGTCTTCGGTCCACCAGAAGGTCACTTGGGTTTGTTGGGCGCTGGAGTCGTCGCCGGCGATGACGAGGCTTTCGCCGGCGGGGATCTCGAAGCCTGGCATGGGTATGGTCAGCGAGTCGTCGGCTGTCGCTCGCATCTGGGAGTCGCGCCAGTCGGCGCCGGTGGGCGCGCCGGTGTCGAACTCGACGAGGCCGGCCGCGCCGACGTCGTCGTGTGGGCTAATCGCGAACGGCCCGCCGGCGGCGGTCGGAGCATCCAACGTCAAGTTCCGCTGCAAGCGGAACCATTGCGTCATGTTGGTGTAGATCGCGAGTTCCCACACCATGATGTTGCGGCCCGAACCCGACGGGTTGGCGAGGCGCACTACGGGGATGTCGGTTGTGAGCGCGCCGCCGATGTCGAGTCGAGGGCCGGCATACCACATGCGGCCTTCGCGGGCGTACAGCGTCAGGGGGGCGAGCGCGACGACTTCGTCGGCGGCGGTCGTCTCGCCGGTGATCCACCAGCGTCGTTCGTTGTTGGCGCCGCCGTAGGGCGCGTCGATGCCGCGCAGCCTCATTTGGTGGTGCGCCTCAGCTTCGGCTCAGCCATCGTCGCGCTCCTCGTGCTCGGCGGTCCGGCTTCAGGGCCTCGCGGGTGATGATGGCGAACTTCGGGATGGTCATGGCCGCGTTGAAGTTGCCGTGGGTGTCGTCGAGGGTCTGCGCGATGGTCAGCGCCTGATCGTTCTCGAGGACGACAAGACCAACGGTGCGGCAGGTCGACGGTCGGGCGTGGTCAGCCAGGTCGTTGCGGGGCGCCCACCCGTCGTGGCCGGACGAGTCGACCCACTCGACGTAGACCAGCGGCTCGGTGTCCTGGCTGCTCATCGGCGCTTGTCCTTGTAGCCGCCGGTGAGCTGCTGCTGACGGCGGCGTCCGCCCTTGCGGCCCGCCCGTCGCTGCTGCTTCTCGCGCTTCTCCTCGTTAGCGAACTTGCGGGCGACGTCGGGGCGGCGCGCCCACAACTTTCGGCGCTGCTTCTCGCTGGAGAACGGCATCAGGCCCCTCCCCGCTGCGCGAAGAGAACCATTATCAAACCCGAAGAAGGCTCACAAGCCCGCCGACGACTCTAATGTGCCGCTCAAGCACCCACGGTGTCAACCACCCGGGTCGCAGCACTAAGCGCTGTGGGCGTAAGTGGGCCATTCGCCGTAATCGCGCCGGTAGCGCCAACAGCGCCAGCAGACCTGTTGGCGCTCGTAGGCCTTGCCGGCCGCGGCGTGGTTGGTCCAGCACACCTCGCACATGGCCGGCTGCGGCCGGCGGGTGGCGCCGGCGGAGGCGTCGAGCGCCTCGCGTGCCCGCTTGACCGCCAACAGAGGGCCACCCCGACGGCGAGCGCCGTGGCCGCCGGCACGTTCGCCGCCACGGACCTCGCCGAGCTCGGCCAGCCACGGAATCAACGCACGGACGGCCAGGTCGGCCTCGCGCGAATCGGGCGTGGCGGTTCCCTCAGCGACCCAGCGAGGCAGCTCGCATCCGGGATGGAGCTGGCGCATGCCAACCCGCCAGACGTGGGCGATCTCGCCGCACGCGGCCTTGTAGTTCTCGTATCCCTGCGGGTCGCCGGGACTGGGCGCAGGCGGGTCGCCGGAGGTGGTGACAATGACCTCCGGCGGGCGGGTGGCTGGCGCGAGCGCGTCGTCGTGGACGCGGCGCAGCAGCCCGCGAGCGCCGATCATCGCGTCGATGTCGTCTCGGCGGTCCTGCAGACTCACCGGCACACCTCCACCTGGGCGCGCTGGTCAAGGACGGCGGCGACGATCCGCATGGCGGCGGGCCAGTCGGCGCTGTCGATGCGGATCGTCACGTCGGGGGAAGTGAGGGTCATACGACCCTCCGCAGGTCTCTGCCGGCCATCTGGATGACGACGGCGTCTTGAACGAGGCGGCTGTAGGTGCGAGCGCCGATGGCGTCGGGCAGCGGCCCCTGGCCGTTGTCGACGGCGAGGTTGCTGGTGGCCACCGTCGGGCGCTGGTCGAGCCACCGCTGGTTGACGATGATGAACAGCCACTCGAGCGTCCACTCGGTCGGGCGTTCGCCGCCGAGGTCGTCGAGCACCAGCAGCGGCACGCTGATAGCTCGGTCGAGCGCCACGTTGGGGTGTTCGGCGCTCGGTCGGAGCTGGGCGAGAAGGTTGGGCACCGGAGTGAACCACCAGGGGCGCTGGTAGTAGTGCAGCCATGCCTTGGCGGCGGCGAGTGCGGCATGCGTTTTGCCGACACCGACCGACCCGAGCAATAGCAGGTTGCGGGTCGGGTGGGCGAGCCACTCGTCGACCATCGACAGCGTCGATGCGTCGAGGTCAGTGACGCTCACGTCGGCGAACCGGCTTGGCGCATCGCGCCATAGCCGGTCGACGTCGCCGGCAGCGGGCCGGTCGACGGTCTCGATGACGTCGTCGTCGGTCATGGCTGCACTCTCTTGGCAGTGACGGGCTCGTCGCTGAGGTTGGGCTCATGGCCGGCGGAGCGAGGCCCGGCGCGGGGCGTGGCGCCGTTGGACGAGCTCGGCGGTGGGGCTGGCTGTTGCCACTGCTCCCAGCGCTCTTCGTTGAGCCACCTGGTGACGTGGGCGGCGAACTCGCCGTCGTCGCGCTCGCACCAGACGCGGTAGTTATCAACCGCGGCGAGTGCTTGGTCGCGTTGGCGTTGCGTGAGGTTGCGCCATCGCTGCAGGGCTCTTTTGCGGCTGCCTCCGCCGCCGGGTTTGCCGGAGGTGTGGTGGCGGGGGTAGCGGTCCCAGAAGCTGGCGAACTGCTGGTCGATCGGGTCGGGCTGCTCGGGTGCAGTAGCCGCTTGACCATCAGCCTCAGCCGCTAGCTCTTCACTCTGCTCGCTTGTGGAAAAAGGCGACGGCGACGCGTCAGCGTCGTCGTCATGTCCGGTGGGTGGGTTGGTTGTGTTGGTTGTGTTGGTTGTGTTGGTTCGCGCGCGAGGGTCGGTGTCAGGATGCTCGTCCGCTGTCCGTGCGGGCGTCTCTGGGACGTCCTGCGGACGTCCTGCGGACGGTGAGGGTTCGGGGTCGTGCCGTCCGTTGGACGTCGAGGGGTCGGGGTCGGGATGTCCGTTAGACCGGGCGCGAGCGTCGCGCTTGCGCTGCGCGTCGCGCCAGCGCCGATCGACGAGCTTGCCGGCGCAGTCCCACCAGTCGTGCAGTACAAGGTCGCCAACGCGCGGGTCGTCGGGAGGGCCGTAGACGCCGTCGCGCTCGAGGAAGCCGGCGCTGTCGCCCGGCCCGCATTCGATGAGCGCCTGGGCGAACTCGTCGGGGGCGCCGGGCCACTTCGCGGCGAGGGCGATGTCGGCGGCGTCGAACCGGCTCAGGTCGCCGAACTCGGCGTAGGTCAGCGCCCAGTGCCACAGCACGTGGAGGTGGCCGACGAGCTGGACGGGCTCGATGCCGAGCAGGTGTGCGGCCTTGACCGTCTTGGGGTGGTCAACGAGGCCTGCGTGGCTTTCGATCCACGGCATTACGTTTGCTCCAGGTCGGGTTGGTCGGGCGCGCGCCATTCGTCGGTGGCGTCGGGCGGGTGTTCCGGGTAGAGGTCGCAGGGCTCGGCGTGGAGTGCGCCGAGCCAGCACTGACCCGACACGCTCCGGTACGTGCCCTCCTCCTCGACGTTGTGGCGGTGGCACCACATCAGGCCGTCCTCCGATCGGTGGCCGGCACGTCGTAGCGCTCTACGGCGTCGACGAGCCGGTCGAGCGCATCGGCTGGCGCCATGGGCGTGATGGGGGTAGTGAGTTCGACCAGGAGGCCGCGGGCGCCGAAGTGCTGCGGGTGGCGTCTAACGGCCAGCGACGTGACTTGCTTGTCTTCGTAGTACGCGATGCCCTGCAGGCCGTCCAGGACGGCTTTGGTGAGGTTGTCGACGTCGGCGGTCTTGGCGGCGCCGACGAAGTCGAGCGTGACAGCCACCTCGAGGTCGTCGGTGGGCGTGATGGGCTTGGGCAGGCGCTGGCGGCGGCGCTCGTCGTCGACGATCCAGCCGACTTGTTCGCGCCAGCCGAGGTAGGCGTGGTGCCGGTCGGTGTGCTTGCGCCGGCCTGAGCTGGGCCGTTTCCACGCGACGGGTGTGCCAGCGATGGCTGCGGCCAGCGTGTGCACGTCTCGGACGATCGGTTCGCGATCAGGCGCCGTCACGACACACCTCCGTGCTCGTCAAGTACGTCCTTTGCTTGCTTGAGGCCACGGAAGGCGTCGGGGTCGCCGCCGGCGTCTGGATGGGCGCGCTTGACGGCGTGTCGGTATGCCTGCTCGCGCACATCGGGGTCGTGGATGATGCTGGAGGGGATATCGGGCCCACGCCATCCTGCGGTGCGAGCGATCAGCAGCGAGGCTGTCTGTACCCCCATCGTCTGTGACCCATCACCGTCGGGGAGTTCGCGGAAGCCGACGTACTGTCGACCCTGCATGACTCCGTGCCGATCGCACGAGCGCAGCGCTTCCATCGACAGCGCGATGGCGCGCGTGTTGGCCTGCCAGCTGGTGTAGCGGTCTGTTGCCCACGACAGCCGCCCGTGGTCGCTGTCGGCCACGACGACGGCGACGCCGGGGTGTTCGGGGCGGGCGGCGGCGTAGGGCCAGCCGTCGCGGCGGATCTCTGCCTCGCTGATGGCGAGCTGGATGACGAGCTCGCGGCCGCCGATCAGCCGCGCCTCACGGGCGAGCCGCTCTTGAGTGTCGGCCCACGGGGCGGAGAACGGCGAGGCGCGCCGCTGGCCGGCCGTGCGGAGTTCGCTGGGCCAGCGGGTCAGTGGCCGGCACACGATGCGGACCTCACCCACTGCGGTCCTCCTGGTGGTGTTGCCTCGCTCCTGTCTGCGCGTCGGGAGGAGCCACGTATTCGACGAGGGGCTGGTCAGCGCGCAGGTACAGGGGGTGTCGCGGGTAGCCGTGCTTGGTCGTGCCGAGACACAGCAGCCTCCCCTGGACGGGGCGCATGTCGACCACCTCACGGGCTCGGGGTGAGAGCGCCGGTTTGACCGCGCCCCACGCAGCGACTACGTCGGTGCAGATACGAAGGAGCAGCCACGGGTCATAGAGATCGCCGATCGGGTTGTCGGCGGCTAGCAGCTCACTCGGGTCGGTCGCCCTGAGGGCAAACAGGTTGACGACCCGGATGCCGCCGTAGCCGTTCCGGTGGGCGAACCCGATGCAGCGTCTGATGGTCGGGTCGTCCTGGTCGGCGTCGGCGGTGGAGGGATTCAGCATGATCCAGCCGAGGGGTGGGGCACCACCCCACTCGCGGCGCAGCAAGTAGCGGTAGCGGCCGCAGTCGGACAGCACTGCATCGTTGTGGAGGCCGAGCAGATCACCCATGTGTCGCTCCTGTCTGCGCGTCGGGCTCGGCGGCGACGTAGGCGACAACTAGGGCGGCCACCTCGATCACGCCTGCCTCCACTCGCTGGACTGCGGGCAGGTGGGCCGCTTCACTGGCGCACCCCCTTACTGTTGAGTTCAGACATCCACATAGCGCACGCGAATGTGTCGTGATCGTGCTCATCTCCGCGTTTTTGCCACGGAGTAGCCTTTAGTTCTTGCCACCAACGGGCAGTCATGATGCGTTCCTTCATGCGCTCGCCAACGCAGTACGGCTCGATCTGATCGAGAAAGCACAGCGCCTGCCGCGCAGCTGTCGTCCAGACCATGGCTGGGCGCTGCCTTGGCTTGAGTCCAGTAGCAGCCTTGCAGTACCCGGGCCAGCGGTTCTGGAGCCACTGGATCAGCTCGGTGTCCGTGTTGACGCATGACACGAACCAAGTGGCCCTTGTTGCGGCCGGTGGGACGGTTGATCCGGACGGTGCCCTCGCCTTCCATGAAGCCTGCAGCAAACGCGAGTTCCTCAGGAGTCACCGATGCCTCCACTTCTTCGGCTGATCGCAGGTCGCGAAGTGGCTGGTGTACAGCTCCGCGCCTGCAGCCAGTTCGCGCACGTAGATGGCGGTTAGTGGCGCGTCTCCGGTTGACTGCTCCAGCCGGATGTTGCCCTGAGGGTTCGGTTCGGCGTCGACGGGCATGCGTTTGCCGCGCTCGGTGAGTGTCCATATGACGGGGGCGCCGCAGCTGCGACAGTCGGCCACGCTGGCCGGCGCGCCGTAGGCGGGAACCTTCTGGCAGTCGCTGCAGGTGTCCGCCGTGAGTCCGTGGACGCACTCGCTGGTCATCGGCCAGCGCGGACGGGTTCGGGGGCGGCGCCGTACCAGCACTTCTCGCCGATGCGTTCCTCGACGGCAGCGACGACGTCGGCGAAGGCCTTCTCCAAGACGTCGTCGAGCCGTTCGAGTTTGTAGCCGATAGACAGCTGCCCGTCGCGGATGCGGTAGCGCAGCCTGGCGTCGAGCGTGACCGGGTCGGTGCCCTCGAAGACGCGGAGGGCGACCTGGAACGTCTCGGGGATCTGCAAGTCGCCCTTCTGGCCCGCGCGGGCGTCGACGGTCTCCTCGTAGCGCAGCGCGACCTGGCCATCCTGCAGCCGCTGCTTGGACTTGAACGCGCCCGAGCTGGTGGCCTCGATGCTTTGGGCGATCTCGAGCATGCTGGCGTGGTCGGGGTTGACGATGTCGAGGTAGTTGTCTTCCAGGAACTCGGCGAAGTCGACCTGGCCGGTGAGCTGGCCGCTGCGGTAGGTCCACGCCTTGTACTCGTGGCTGTGGCGCAGGTCGAGCTGGGCGCGGTGATCGCCCCAGCCGGGCACGCCGGAGTACTCGTCGGTGGGGGCTTCGGGTTGGGATTGGTGGCCGTTGACGACGCCGACGACCTCGCCGGCGCGGACGTCGGCGTAGACAACGGTCCCGGCGGTCCGATGCTTGGTGACGTAGTCGCCGAGGCTGGCGGCGTCATGGAAGACGACCGTGCCGCGCTTGCGCTGCGGTCGGGGTTCGTACCGCTCGAGGTCGATCGTCTTGTGGCTGGCCCCGTCGGGCACGAGCAGGCCGACGACGCTGGCGAGCTGGTCGAGGTCATGGGGTTGGCCGGCTTCGCGAGCGACGGCGGCGACCGCGCCGGCATCGCTGGCAGCGTTCAGGATCTCGTCGTCGCTGACGGTCATCGGCTGGTCTCCTCACGGTCGGGGTCAAACAGCGGGTTGGCGTGCGGGTCGTTGCGGACGAGCGTGCAGTCGGCGTCGGCCCAGAAGATCTGCTCGGGCGGGACGGGCTTGGGGGGTTTCACGTCGGCGTCGCAGGCGACGGTGAGCTGTTCGCCGGCGTTCGCGCCGGCGGGTTTCACTTCGACTTTGAGCTGCAAGGTGCCCTTCTTGCCGTGCTCGACGACGGCGGCGACGAGGTCGCGGAGCTGTTCGCCGAGCTCGGCGTCGAGCTGGCCGCGTTGGTAGGAGAACAGGAACTGGGTGAACGGCTGCGGGTCGCTGTCGGGGTCGGTCACGTGCTACTCCTTCCTCGTTACGCGGTTCACGTCAGCACCTCGGTCGCCCGCTGGCCTCGCGGGCCCGCGGCATGAACGGGGGTGGGCGTGTCGGGCTCTGGGTCGGGTGGGTCGCCGGTGGGCTGGGTGAGCCGGCGGGCGCGGCCGGCTGGACGCCCGCGGTTCATGGCGCGCACGCACGCCTTGCAGTAGGTCTGCAACTGGTCGTGCTTTGTGCGGTTAGCGCCGAACTCGCCGACACTCTTGGTGGTGTCGCAGCGAGGGCAGCGCTTGGCTGTCGTGTGGGGCTCGTCGGATGCGAGCTGGTCGGCCTGGTCCAGCAGACTCGCGGCGACAGCGACGGCCGTGTCGAGCTCGTCGCGCCAGCCGTCGGACAGCTCCTCGGCGGTCAGCAGCGCGTGTATCCGGTCGAGCACCTTGAGGCCGTGACGCAACACGTCGTCGTAGCTGGTCACAGCCGCCCTCCGGTGTCGACTGTCTGGATTGGCCGGCCAAGGTCGACTCCGTCGGCGAGGACCTCGGCTGCGGCTTCGGCGGGACCGCTCTCTGCTCTGGAGTCCACGGGGGCCGCCGGCGTCGGCCAGCGCCTGCTCGACGAGGTCTTGGACGTAGTCGAACGTCTCCTCGTAAGACCATCCCGTCATGGCGTCCCTCCGGGCTGCTCGCCACGACCAAGCTGAACCCTCACCTTGATCCGGCACGTTACGCAGTCGATATCGTCCAGCGTCCCTTGCCAGCTCGTAGCGTCTGGCCGCCACGGGCCGCAACCCTCGTGATAGGCCAAATGCGTATGGCCCTTCCGGCTAGCTACCGGCACTGGCTGTTCGTCTAGCAGCGAGGGGTCGTTCACCACAGCCCCTCCGTGTGTCCGTCGCGGGCTAGGTGGCCGCGCCAGCTCACGCGGCACACGATGCACGTGACCTCACTCCATCGGCCCGTGCGAGCGGGCAGGCCGGCGGGTTGCGTGTCGCACTGTCCAGCGATGTGGACAGCGGTGTGCCCGTCGGGCCCGTGGTTGCCGTGGCACGAGACGGGACAGCCAAGCTCGTGGGTCACCACGTCGACGGGGTCGTCGGGTTGCGGCCGGCTCATTCGGCGCTCCTCTCCCGGCCGCTCCCCCAGTCGCCGTGCTCGAGCCATGACAACGCGACCGCGGCCAGCTGGATGACCTCATGGCGCAGGTGCGAGAGGGTGGTGGTGCGCTGCACCACTGATGGGATCTCGGTCTTGCAGACGTCCTCGGCGGCCTCGCCGAGTTCCTCGGCGGCGATCGCGAGCCAGTGGCTGTGAGGACGGCCGGGAAAGCTCGTGCCCCACTTGGCGTCCTGGCGCTGTCGCTCGGCCAGCACGTCGAGGGCGGTGCCGCCAAGGCGGAATCCTTCGAGGATGTCGGCGACGTAGGTGGGGTCCGGACACCTCGTGGACACTGCAGCTGATGTAGCCACCTAAGCCGACGCACAGCGCCCTGCTGCCGCACGCCGGGCAGACCCCAGCCACCGTCGGGCACACATCCGCGGTCACGACGCCGCTCCTAGCTGCTCTTGTCGGGCCGCTTCGGTGTCAGCGTCGGGCTCGGCGGGGTCGGACTCGCCGCCGTCGCCGTCGGGCGCGGCGTCGTCGCTTCCGCCGTTTCCCGGCGCACCCCCCTGCTCGTCGTTGGCCGGCGAGTCATCGCCACCGTCCGGCTCTGGCTCAGGCTCGCCGTCGCTGCCGGGGTTGAGCGCCGGGTCTGCCGTCTCGGAGGGGATGTCGACAACGTCCCCGTCGTCCGGACTCCAGGTCAGCCGCTGCTCGTCAGCAGCAAACGCATCAGCCATCTCAACCGACAACGGCAAATAGGCCCGCAGGCGCTTGATAGCCGTGTTGTGTGTCGGGATCATCCCGGCACCGGCCAGGTAGCTGCGGGTCGGCGAGTCCACCGCGATGCACCGCGTGGGCACGGTCTGGACGCGCTCGATGCTGCGGACGCCGCGGTATGGGCTATAAGAACGCTCCCGCAGGTTTCCCGCCTTGCGCGGCACCGTCACTGCTGGAGTCGCTGGCAGCCACGACACATAGTGGGCCAAGACGGTCTTGCCGTACCCTTCCTGCTGGCGCGTGTGGAAGTTCGGCACGTCCCCAAGGCTGCGGGCAAGCTCAGCTACAGCATCGACCAGGTTCTTGTCGGTGCTGACGAAATGGACGCGCCCCCTGCTCTTGGACACCGTTCCGTCGCTGTCGATCAGCCCCTGCAGCAGCGCGCGCCGCTGACGGGTGGAACCGCGTAGGTAGGGGGCAGGCACATGCTTGGCGCCAAGCACCGCTGCCTGGCGCAAACCCACCAGGAGTCCACGAACCCCGATGTCGACCGCGCGGCCACGCCCGTCCGGTCGTGTGGCACCAACCTCATAGCCAGCGTCCTCGATCTTGCGGCAAAGATGGTCGAGGTCATCTTCGTGGCATGTGACCCGCGCCTTGTTTTTGGCGCCGTTGCCGAGCCAGTAGCCCAGCATCCACGGGTCGACCGGCAGCTCGGCGTCATCGAGGTCCATGGCGTCGGCCACCGGCAACGTGACGATCTCCCCACGCTGCTTGGCCTCATACAGGTCGCGGATGGCGAAGGGTCGCCACGGATCGCGTGCTCCGTTCGGGCCGACCCGGGCAAGCCAGTAATGCTCGTCGTCGCACACGATCCGGTCACCGTTCGCGCACGTGACCTCGTAACAGTCGATCTCTTTGGTCTCAGAGACTGCGGTCACCCGGCACACCTGACCGTGCATGTCGAACACCCGGTCGCCGTGCGCGATCTCGTCCATCTTCGACCAGCCGGCTGGGGTCGGGATCGGCGTCTCGACCGCCAGCCCTTTCAAAGCCATCTGTTCGTACCAGTCGCGCCACGGCCCTTTGTTCTTGCGGCCCGTTTGGGATGTCTCGCGGACCTTCTCGATGTCCTCGCGGGACATCACCACGAAGTTGTGGCCTCCGCCGACGTACTTGGCGTAGGCGTACACGAACCGGAGCTGGCCGCGGTCGCCGTCCAGCTGGGGCTTGTGCTCGAGGCGTTCGTTGAGGCCGTACTCGACGTCGAAGTGGTCGGCTTCGTAGACGGCGCGGGCAGTGATCGTCTCGATGTGCTCGCTGCGGCGGGCGAGGTCGATGATGCCAGTGTAGCCCAGCTGGAACTGCGCCTCGTAGCTGCCCTGCTCGCTGCTCCAGTACGGGACGATGTAGGCGTGGCCGAGCGGGCCGGGTTCGAGGCCGAGCTGGGCGGCGGTCAACAGCGCCCCCATGAGGCTGGCCGGGGTGGCGCGCATCAACGACGGATTTTGCCGGATGGTCGTAAGCGCGATGCGGGTGAAGCGCTCGGCAGTCATCGCCTTGGGCAAAGCCCGCTCGATCTGCGGTTTTACTTGCTCCAACATCTGATACATCGTCTGCTGCTGCCGGGCGGGCTGCTGGCCGCCGTCGTTTGCCTGCTGGACGGCCGTCTTGGCGGTCTGGCTTGTTGCCATGTTTACTCCTTGGGGTCGCGGACGGTCAGCCGGCGCTGGTGGGTGGTGGTGTCGTACTTGGCAGCTATGTCGGGCTGCTCGAGCCGCAGCGTCTTGGTGTCCAGCTGCGTCTGTGTGATGGTGCGCCACTCCACCAGCGGCTTGCTGTCGAGCGGCGCGTCGGGTTCGTGGCCGGCCTCGAAGTCGCCGAGGGCGGCGCGCAGCTCGTTGCCGGCCTGTTCCTTCTCGGCTTCGGCGGTCTTGATGCGCTGGTGCGCCGCCCGGTAGCGGCGGGCCGCGTCGACCGCGTCGCCGTCCAGCTCGGCGCCGAACCTGGTCGGGTCAGGCTCGGCATACAGCCGCTCGAGCGCCCGCCTGGTCGAGTCGCTGCCGTCGATGGGAGGCGGCACGCCAGCTTGCACGTGGTCGTACCAAAAGCGCCGCTGGGCCTCGCGCAAATGGGAGACGAGTTCGTCGTCGCGTTCGATCCATCGGATGACGAGCTGTTGTCCGCCGACGAGGCAGGCCAGCACGCCCCAGGTCAGGTCAGTGACGGCCAGGCCGTGCTGGACCTGCAGGTGGTAGTGCAGCGGCGCGTGACCGTCGCGCCAGTCCGCCGCGTTGTACGCGCTGGTGGTCTTGATCTCGAGCAGGCCCTGGCCGAGGTCGGTCGGCTGTGGCAGCGCGAGGGGGTCGGCGAGCTGGTCGCCGCGGGTCGGGTCGCGCAGCAGCCGGTCGGGGTTGCACACCATCCACTGGTGCTTGCGGTGCTGCAGGATCGCGTTACGTCGGCGCACCTCGAGGCCGGTGCGCCGGCTGACCTCTTCGGCGACGACGGCCTCGAGCAGCACCCCGAACCGCATCGCCTCGTTGTCGTCGGTGTCGTCGGGCAGCTCGCCGCGCTTGTCTATCCACAGCGACCACGGCGACGTCCATGGGTCTTGGCCGAGCACGGCGGCGGCATCTGACGCCCCGAGGCCTTGCCGTCGCCAGGCGAGCCACTCGTCGCGGCCCATCCCGGCTGTGTTGGTCAGCACGCGCGGGGCGGCCATCAGCTGGCCTCCCGCTGGCTGGCGCGGCGCAGCGCGTCCATCGACTCGCGATGGTCGGCGGGCCCCTGGATGGCGCGCCGGTAGGCCTCGCCCGCATCGGTGCGGTGGGCGCGGGCGCGGCGGGCAGCTCGGCGGGCAGCGCGGCGGGCACGCCACCGGTCGACGGCCCGCCGGGCGTCGCGGGCCTCCCAGCACGCAACTAGGACGAGCAGTGCGACGAAGCCGGCCAGCAGCAGCCACACGACGACGTGGAGGGCGGCGAGCATCACACCACCCCCCGGTAGACGCCTGCGCGGTCCTTGACCCACCGGAGGCTGCAGCCGATGACGCGCTCGGCGGCTTCGCGGGCCTCCCGGGCGGTGTTGAACGAGGTGATGTAGGTGTCGTCGGACCACGCGGACCAGCCAGTCGCGTCACGGCCGCCAGGCACGTACTTGACCGCCCAGCCGACCCTTCCGTCCTGCTCGGGGATGCGCACCTACGCCCACCCCCTCTCGGCGGCTTCGGCCTGCAGGGCTACGACGATCGCCGCGATCGGGGTGCCGTGGGTGCGGGCGGCGTCGACGGCCTCGAGGACGGCGTCGTCCCAGCAGATGGCGCCGGCAGGGTCGCCGTGGGCGGCCAGCGAGTTGGACAGCCGGCGGGCGAACGACGCAGCGACCCGGCCGGGGGCGGCCTCAGGCTTTTGTTGTGCAGGCGCCGGGCGCAGGAGAGAAGGCACAGCCGCCTGCGCCCGGCGCCCTGGAGCCGGTGCGGCTCCGGTGGACACCCCCCGAGTCGAGTGACCGGTGCCCAAGGAGTGCACACCGGGGGGTGTCCGCCGCAGCCGGCCGGCATCCGCGCTGCGGGCAAAACGCGGACACCGGCGGCCGTTGGGTGCGGTCATGCGAGTGCCGGCGTCACATCGCTGGTCGCCAGCGGGTCCAGCTCTGGCAGGCCGGTTAGCTCGGTGAACCGGTCGATCACGCGGTGGGCCGCGTCGGGTCGACCGCACCAGGCTCGGGTGCCGACGGCCGCAAGAGCGTTCGTGATGGCTGTGCCAGCGGACCTCAGGACGGGCATGCCGGATGTTGCGCTAGCTCTCACGGAGGCGTGTATCGCAGCGTTGGCGGCGCGCACCGCATCCTTCGCGCTGTTGCTACCAGCGTTCTCGACCGCCACATCGGCATGCCCGGTCATGGCCAAGGCGGACTGGCACACCGAGGCTGCGTCGGAGTCTCTGAGGCACTGCCACGCGGCGCCGATTGCCTCCTGCGCCCACGGGATGCCTAGCAGGGACTCGACTTGCTCGGCTTGCTCAACGGCGAGCTGCGCGTGGACGAATGCTTCCTCGCGCGCCGGCCGGTCGACCATCCGCGTGCCAACCGTTCGGTCGGCCAGCCCCAGAATCGCCAGAGAGCACTCGGGGCACAGCATCTTCCCATCGCGGTTCGCGCACATGGTGTCGTTGGTGTATCGCACGACGTGAGCCAGCACCGGGTCGGCACAAGCGGGGTTGTCGATGGCTACCGCAGAGCCGGTTTGCCACGAGACGATTTGCATTGCGCATAGCCCCGTGGAGCCGTCTCTGCGTCCTGATCCGGCTCGCACTCGCGGCACGCG